AATTAAATGGCAACGTTATTGAGGAGCGGAAAAAATCGCAGCCAGGCTGAACCCGCGCGACGCGTTCACTGGTCCCGGAGGAGGGGGTCGAACCCACACGGTACTAAGTACCACTGGATTTTGAGTCTGCGAAAGGCACCCGCGTTTTCAAGTAGTTGCGAGATAAGTCCTTTGTCGTCAGTGGATGCAAGCGGCTAGAGGTGGCTGCAGGCAGGGACAAAAGGAAAACGAAGTGCCACCACAACTGCCACCAGACTAGACTTTGCAGACGTCTGCAAAGTCAGGTGACGAGCTCGCCGTTCCTGAGGAAGCCGTGCCATTGCGGGGTGAGGATCGAGCCGGCGCCGGCGTTGCAGGTGTCGCCGTTATTGTCGACGGTCAGGTTCGGCGGTTCGCCGTGCCGGACCCAACATCGATTAACCCTCAGTGATGCAGACGGTCGGCGACGACGCCCGCGGCCGCGCCGATCGCAAACCACTTCGCCGCGCGCTTGAAGCGTTGCCATTTCGTGCCGCCTTGAGCCGTGGCTTTCCATTCGTCGCGGTCGTCCGTCGTTGCTTTGAGCGAATCCGCGAGTTTCGCATTCTGTTGCTGGACATACCCGAGTTCCTGCTCCTTCGCGGCGAGGTCGAGCTTGCACTGCTGGCAGGCCTGAACCTGCGCGAGGATCTGCGGGATATCGGCCTGAGGGACGACGGCCGTCGCGGCCTGGTTCGGGTCCTTCGGGATATTGACGTTGATTGGCTGCGAGGTCTTGAGCTGCTCGAGGATCCACGCCATCTGATCGCCAGGCGTTTTGAGCGCGGCGACGGTCTGATTGAGCGCAGCGACCTGCTTTGCATTGTCGTCGCGAACCTGCTGGATCATCTGAGCGAGAGATGCGATCTGCAGCTGGTTTGCCGCGATCGCCTGCTGATTCGCTCTTGAATCGGCCTCGGCTTTCAGTCGAGCGTCATGCTCCGAGAGCCAAGAGCGCAATCCGAGCGCAGCCGCAAGGACGGCAGCGACCGCGACAGCAACCTCAATTTTTGCGCGCGCCGTCATTGTTTTGCCTCGCAGTGAATCTGCGTCTCCGGCACGGCGACGGCGTAGGCACTCGCGCCGCTGTAGTCTTCGACGCACACAAGGCCGTCGCCCCACCGCTCCAGATGGACTTGCGGGCCGCTCATCCATCGGTCGCAGACGCGGTGAACGTCGGCCACTGGAACGAGGCAGCCCTGCCTGACTGTTACGCGTCGCATAGCGCATCCGGCGAGCAATAGGGCCGCGAGCAATGCAGGAATCGCCGCGGGCTTCACGTTGTCGCCTCCGGGAGCTTCAGTTCGCGCCATACGGCTTCGAGTCCGCCTTCTCGGAAGGCGTAGCGCAGATTGTCGTCAGGATTCGCGGGGCATTCTTCGAGGTACAAATGCGGCATGTCTGGAAAGGTTCGCCACTCGGCACCTTCCGCGAGACCGCACGTTTTCGCGAGCGCGAGCACGTTTTTCCAGCGCAAGTCCATCGCGTTCCAGTCGGGCACAAAGGACGGAAAGCCTTCCGCTGCGGGAACGATATCGACCGCCAGGCCAAAGTTGTGCATCGAATGGCCGCCAGGCGCGTTCGTCACGATTTTGCCCGGCGCCGTGCGACCCTGAGCATAGAGCGCGTCCTGTGTGCCCCACGTGCGAAGACCTTGCGTCACGCGGATGGCAATGCCGTTTGCTTCGCATTTGTCCGAGAGCTGGCGAACGCGGCGCGCGAGCTCGGGATGCACGCCGCCCAGGTTTGCTTCCGAGACGTTGTCCACGGGCGCCTATTTGTAGATTTTGTTGAACATGCCGCCGACGAGCAGCATGGCTCCGCCAATCAGGACGCCTGCGGTTGGAAAGAAGCCGTGAACGCCTTTCCAGATCGTCACGGCCAGCACGGCGATTCCGAGGACGCGAAGCGTGAACGGCAGATAGACGGTGTTTTCGATTTTTTCCAGTTCTTGGCCTACGCTCATTGGCTTTCTCCTTGTTGTGGCTCGAGAACGCTCGAAGTCAGCTTATGCAGATGCGCGTCTTCGGCGGCTTCATGCGCGATGCGCTCCGCAAATTCGCGGATTTCGCGCTCGAGCTGCTCGCGCGTCTTTCCGTGGCCGCCGCCGACCGTCATGCGTCCCGAGACGGTCTTGTCATCACATGTTGCGACGAAGTCCAGTTCGTCATGCCGGTCGCCATTCCGCTGGATGTCGACGACCACTTCGTACTCGCCCACGCTGATTTGTAGTCTCATTCGACGGCCTCGATCCACGCCTCATAAATGTCAAGTTGAACGGCGCCTGTCGTCTGTGATCCCTGCAACTGCACGATTGCCTCGACAGCAACCGTTGCGAGATTTATTCCAGCGGGAAGGACTATTTCCGATATGGCCGGCGCCACAACCCCATCGCCATTCCAATAGAAAGGTCCCGGTCCGGTCCATCCCGACGTGCCGAACGAGCTGCCCGCTCCCTGCCCCGTAAAGTTCGTCGAGTAAGAAAGCATCGCAACCTGAGTGCTGTGCAAGGGGCCATTCGTATCATTCCGCGAGACGCCCCACAGAATTTTCAGCTTTATGGAAGAGAACCTGCGGGTGATTCCGGCCGGTCCCGCAAAATATGCGATGTAGGTATTGACGCCACTGTTTGAAGTGGCGCTCAGCGTGCATTTCGTCGTCAGGTTGCCGTCTATGGCGTTGATCGCGTTCGCGATTGCTCCATTGCCCTGTATGAGATGGTCCACTACGACCGACAGGGAGAAAATGTTCAGCATCCCATTTTGCGCGCCACTTCCGCCGTCATTGTTGCCGATTGTGTCGGGCGCGCCTGCGCGAGGCGTCAGAATGGAGCCGACGAAGAAGCGCCCGGCGCTATCGAGCGTCGTTTCTTTCGTGGTCGTGGCGACGAATGTGACCGCGCCGCCGGCGAGCTGGTCGTCGTCGTAATAGATGAAATAGAGAGTATTGAACGAAAGCCCGGTGATCGCTCCCGAGTTTATGCTGACGTCGCCGATCCCCTGGATCCGCATCGTGAACGACCCGACATTGATCGTCGCCGTCGCGCCGGCGTCATGCGCGGTCAGCGGATTCGTCAGAGGGCGATAGGTCAGCATTCCGCTGACGGAGGAATTGACGGTCTGATTTGAGAGCGTGACGGCCGAGCCAAGGACGCCGTGGATGTTCTCGCAGATGACCTGATAGTCGTAGGCCACGCCGCTCAGAATCAGCGGCACGTCGAAGGAAACTTCGCGTCCGCTCACGACGCCAGCCTGGAGATAGTTCGCGTCGGAATGCTTCTTCACGTAGATATGAATGCGGCCGCCGGCAAGGACAAACTCGTCTGCGGGCGAAGTCCAACTCAGCCTGCCCTTAAGCATCTGCACGCCGTCAGGCGTGGTTACAATTGCGGCGGCGACGGCGAGGCTTGAGACGCTGCCCACCTGCGTTGGGTCATAGGGATTGACGGCTGGGAAGGCGTCAACGTTCTGCTCGTCTACCGATGGCGTCCAGACGTAGACGTTGGAATCCGTCTCCTGCACCGAAACGTCTACGCCGATGAGAGCGCCATCGCTTCCGCCTGAATCCTGCACGAGATTGAGCGACACAACCTCGAATGTTTTATTCGTCCAGCCGAAACGCGAGTGCGTGATCTGAATCACGTCGAGCGTCGAAATGCCATACTTCGATAGCTTCAGCGGAAGCACGCCGGTGATTTGCCGCCGATTGCGCTCAAGCTGGATTTTGGCGAGGCGCTGCGCTGTCGGAGCCGAAGTCGTGAAGGGCATCTCGACATCGGCCCACATTTCCTCACCATCCTCATCGACATAGGCCGCGTTCTGGAATGGAGGAAAGTCGCTCGGCTGCCAGTTATTGAGCGGCGAGACGTAGACGCCCTTGACGCCGTTGTAGAGGTCGCGCTTCGATTTTGCCAGTGTGAGGCTCATCGGGCCGCGAAAATCGCCATCTGTAACCGTCGCCGTCGGCGTCAGGTAGGAGCCTGCGAAGATTTGAAAGACGCCGCCGCTGTAGACCAAGCGGCCGGCCATTGCGCTGAGCATCCCGGCGATGATTTCGGACGGGACCGTGCTTGTCTCGAAAGCGCCGTTGCAGGTATACCGCGCCTCCGTACCGCCAGCCTTCAGCGTCACGGCTTCATCGCAGATATTCGCGGCGGTAATCAGCGCCGCGCGGTCGATTTCGACGGAGGCGAGATGTCCTTGCGTAACCGTAACTGATGAGCCGCTGAGCGTGCCAAAGCCGGTTGTGAAATCCTGCGAAGCCAGCAGGTTCTCGTCGAGCCCGGCGCGCCTGATGATGGGGTTGAACAGCAGCAGGTCGAGCGAGTCGCCGACGGACGTGCTTTGAACGCAAAATTGGATATTGGCTACGCCGTCTCCGGTCACGCGCTGATAGACGTTCCCTTTGGTGCCCGCCTTCACGAGGACGGGAACCGTCCCGAGCGAGCCTGCCGTGTCACGCATGTTCAGTTGTGCGTCTTTCGTGCCGATATTTTCGACGAAGCACAGCAGCTCGTAATCCTGAGCGTTGACCGATGGCGTGACTACCTGCGAGATCGATTTCGTCAGAGCCGAGCCGCCGGAGGTTTGCATTCGCGTCGCGAACTGCGTCTTGGCGTTTAGCCCGTAATCCTTCGTCGTGAGATAGTCTGCAATGCAGAGCGCCGCATTGTTGCTGAATCCCGCCGCGTTCGTGCGCGGGTCATAGACCTCTTTGCCCTGTACGTCGAAAGTGATATTCGGGATGCCGTTCGGAAATTTGTTCTGGTCGAATTTGAGGCGAACATGGACGCCCGCGCGGCCGAGTTGCTTGTGTGCTGAAGTCCATTTGCCGCCCGATTTGGCGACGAGATCGGCGAAAGCCGACTGCGTCGTCGTCCCGAGATTCTTTTCGACAAAGACGAAGCCAGCATAGTTGCCCGTCGCATTGCCGGAACCATCGAGCGGAACGGCGACACCGTCAAAGTACATGGTATTGATGGCGTGCAACTTGTGGCCCGCGAGCGTGATGACGAGATGCAGAAACTCGTTGCTCGTGCCCTCGACATGCATGAACGTGATGATGCCCCCAACCTGCCCGAGCGATCCGTAAATCACGCGCCAGGACGAGATCGGCTGCCTGACGGTGACGGCGCGATTGGCGGAATCGGAAATGAGTTGCGCGAGATTCGGGCGCTTTTGCAGGAGCCGCCCGACGCCGCTCAGCACCGTCGTCAGGCCGATGCCGACCATCATGTTGAAGAGAAAGATGCTGCCGAAAATGCCGACGGCGATAGGCGCGGCCGAGGCCGCAATGCCGAGGCCGATCAGGATGGGAACGATTACCGGAATGTCAGATTCTCCATGCGCGCGTCAGGCGCGAGAAAGGAATAAATTCGAGTGCGGAAGCGCCAGGTGCGACGACGTATCTGTCGGCCACTACCGTCAGCGCCAGGCCGTGACCTGATTCGACAAGGCCAACGTCGCCGCGCTGCGCGAGTGCCGGAAATTCGAGGCGCGGAATTTCATGCTTCGCAGCGAAGCTGTCGGCCAACCGTTCGAGGCCGCCGAAGTCCTTCAGGATGCGCGCTGCCTGCAATCGTGTTCGATATTTGCCGCGAAATTCCGCCGCAAGGTCCGTGCCCGTGATCGCCAAAATGCAATCGCAGGCGAACAGGATGCAATCGTTTGCGCCCCATGAAAATGGCGAGTTCCCGCGGTCGGCAACGAGTTCATTCAGTCGCAAGTCCCAATCGTCGAGCCGCTCCAAGGACATCAGGCCGCAAACCTCGGATTCTTCGACCCTCCGCCGCCGTTTCCGCCGCCTCCGCCGCCAGAGCTTGCGCTTGTGGTTTTGCGGCCCCAGACGCCAGTCCATGTCTGCATCGCGGGCACGTATTGGAAACCGAGGTCGCCGGGAAAATAAAACTGCTGGTCCTTGTCGGTATAGCGGCGATCGCGCGCGCGCTGCATATCGACGAGTTGGGTTTCCACATTGACCGTAATCGTCGAAGTATCTCCGCCCTCGGAGAGCTTGACGGCGTCGACGCGGCCCGCCATCGCCTGATACGGGTCGGCAATCAGGCCGCCGGATGCATCCATGGCGCCGAACCAGATTCGCGCTGGCTTCCCCTGACGCACTTCGCCGAGACAATCCGCGAGAATGTCCGATGGGATGCCCGAGAGCGATAGCGAAACGCCTTGTGCCTGCAAATCGCTCGTTTCCGGGAGCTGCGACATCGAACCGAGAGCGCCGGTGCCGTACCATGTCAGGCCGTTCCAGGTGATTGGCCCGAGGCCCGACCAAAATCTCACGATGCCGGAAGCGAAGCTGATTTCGACAAAGACAACCGGATAGACCTTGTCCGCGGCGATGGCAGTACCCATCGCGCTAGTGAGCGCTCGCGTCATATCGCCTCTATGGCGTCAAAGGCTATCGAGTACGTCTTGTCCTTGTTGATTGTCCACGCCTGCTGATTCGAGTTTCGGCGGAAGGTGCCTTTGGCCGACGAAGTGACGATTGCGGCCCCGTCCGCGGGCAGGTCGCGGATTGAGGGCCACACATCCACGACGCAGTTGCCCGACGCGTCGCTATTCGCATCCTTCATCGCCTTGTAGAGGCGCGTCGTGGCGCCGCTGCCGATTTGCAGGTAGTCGCCAGCTTTCAGAATCCCAGCGATGCTCGGCGTCCATCCTTTCGTCGCCAGCACCTTGCCGGTCTGATTCGAGCCGTTCACGAGCGGCGTTCCTGTCGCGATTCCGAGCGGCGTCTTTCCGTTCGGATCGCCCAGCAGGAAAGTTCCCGACATGCCCTTGAGCGACACGAGAAACGCGATCCATCGCTCGGCATCAACGCGATACATCGGCGGGAGAGAGATGCGCGCCGTCCACCAGTTACCGGGCCATTCGAGAATCTGCTGCTGCCCGGTGAACGGAGACGCGCCGATGCCTACAACGTCATTCGACGAAAGCTCGATTGCCTCGATTCCGGGCGGAGACGAGGGCAGCGATAGCGGATAGGTGATACTCATGCGGTCCTAAGCGAGAGTTCGCGCTGCGTCACAAGGGCGCGCGCAACAGCGCGGTCTTCGCTGTCCTTAAGCGAGCGCCGGAACTGCTGCTCGGTAATCGAGCTTCCGCGCGCGTCGATGTTGTAGACAACTTGGACGCCAGCGCCGCCGTTTGGCACGATCATGCCGGAAGTGCTTGGCGTAAAGATCTCCGGGCCTTTTTCGCCGACGACGTAGGAGGTTCCGGCGCTTACCGGGCCGCCGGAAGCACGGAAGCCGCCGAAAATGCTGCCGATAAAGCCGAGGATTCCGGTTTTGCCGCTCAGCGCGCTGCTGATTTGCTGGAAGACGAGCGTTTTTAGGATCGCCTCTTCCAGGTCTACCACCAATCGCCGCAAAACGTCTCCGAAGCTCCGCGCGCCGACGATGGCCTGAGCGAACCCGTCGACCATGTCTCGCGCAAAGGCGCGAAAATCGAGATGCAGTTTTTGCTCGGGCTGCGCGACGAGGCCAAGCTGCTGAGCGAGTTCCTGAAGTTTCTGCTTTGCCGCGTCGGCAAATTCGGGGAAGGCGGCCACGACGGCGTTTAGTTCGTTCTGTGCGAGCGCGTATTTCTCGATGTTTGTGCGAGTGTCATACCAGAGGCGAACGCCTTGCTCATACAAATCCTGCCAGGTCGTGTCGAGTTCGCCAGAGACATCGGCGGTCGATTGCACGAGCGGCGGCAGGCCAGTGAGCACATCCCGCCCATCTTTCAGGCGCTCGACGTAGGTTTGCAGCGTCTGGACGTAGTTGAGGATTGCATCATTCGCGCCCTTGACCTGAAGCTCATAGAGTTGCGTAGCGTTCGCGCCGAGGGTCAGCTCGTTGATCTCGTGGGAGAGGCTTGCGACCGTCGCATCGATTGCGGACTGCAAATCCTTCTGTGATTTCGACAGGCCGCCGGCCAGGCCGCCGCCCCCTCCGCCTGCGCTGCCGGAGGATGCAACGGTCTTGCCCAGGTCTGTCCAGAGGCCCCGAATCGTGCTGATGGTGCTCCGCGTGTCATCTTCCCATTGCTTGTCGAGCGCCTTCAGTTGCTCGATTCCAGATTTCCAGTCCGTCTGCGGGTTAACCAAAGCTTGTCCGAGCAGAGTTATTGCAACGTAGGCTTCCGCTGCGCCATCGGCGATAAATCGCAGCGCGCCGTAAATTGCGACAGCGCCCGTAGCGAGGATTTTGACGCCCGCAGCAAGGCTCTGAACGCGGTCATCGAATTTTTGCGCGTTCTTTTCGCTGTCGAGGAATTGATCTGCGAGCTTTTGCAGATAGGGCAGGAGGTCAACTGCGACGCGAAGCGCAAGGCCCTTTAGTCCGTCCTCAATTTTTAGGACAGTATCATCTAATTGATTCGCCTTATTCGCGAGGTCGTCGCTGATGACGACGCCCAAGGACTTGGCTTCCTCAGCCAGTTCGGCCATGCCTTTTTTTGAATCAAGCATGGGCACCAATTGCGCGCCAAGCTGTCGCCCGAATATTTGCGAAGCGAGCGCCGTCTGCTGATAGCCAGGCCCGAGGTCGTGAAGGCGCTGAACGATGTCGAGAAACGCATCGTTCGTGTTCTTGAATGTGGGAATTGAGCCGCTGTAAAGAGTGGCAAGCGCCGTGTGCGCGGCAGCGCCTTCCTGCGTCTCTTGATTCGACTTTTCGAGGTTTTTCGATAGGTTGACGAGGGCGGAATTGAGCGTTTCGGCGGAAACATCGCTGAGGTTGGCGGCGTAGGCCAGCGCCGTGAACTGGTCGGCTGTGAGGCCCGCCTGGTGCGCAAGAATGCCCATTTTATCGGCATTCTCGATTGCCCCGGCTACCGCCGCGGTTATCGCCGTTGCGGCTGCGCCCAACTCGGTTACGATTACGCCACTGACGCGCGTGAATGAGCGCTCGATTTCCTTTGCCGAATCGAGGGAGAGCTGCTGCGCCTTGTCGAGGTCTTTGGCGAATGCCGCAGTAGACGCTCGCAGGTTTACGAGCAGTTCACCGATTGTTACTGCCATCGATGCTCCTCAAAATTTGCAGCATTTCTTCGGGCGATTGCTCTTCTGGCTCGCGCGGGCCAGGCATGAAGTCCTCGATGCGGAAGTCGCCTCCATCGCGCCGTTTGCCGAGGCAGCTTGCTATGGTGAACGCGACCAGGGCCGTCCTGCGGTCTTCGCGCTCTTCTTTCTTCCGCCATTCTCTGCAAAGAGCGAAGAAGCGGGCCGGGCTGATACTGTCGAAGTCGGCTTCCGTGAGGCCGAGATTTATTCTGGAGAAGGCCCAGAGGTCTGTTCCCGCGACGGCTCCGCTGCCGCCGCGACAGTAGGGTCCGACATGCCCTCGTTCATCGCCTTGAGGATTCCGGGCAGCGCTTCGATAAGCGAGCGCGGTGTGGCAAGCGCGCCAGCCTCCTCGAGCGTGAGCTTCGGATCTCCCGTGACAAGCCCGCACCAGAAGAGCGCGCGGAAGACTTCCAGAGATTCAGGCGTGAGCTTTGGAGCAGGCTGCCCTTCCTCCGGTTTCAGGCGCTCGATCCGCTCGAACGCATCAGCGCCGAGCGCCTGATGGAGGGCGATCATCGCGTTCATGTCGAACTGCCACTTTCGCTCGCGGTCGAGCGAGATCGTAATGCTGGACGGGGCTACGTATCCCATTGATGCCGTTCCTTTCGTGTCTTACGGCGCGAAGGTGATTTGGCCGGTGATGGTGATTTCGATGGTGACGGACATCGCGGACTTCGGGTCGAAGGTCCGGTCGAGCTTCGAGACGTAGCCCGCAAATGAAGCCGTTGTGTTCGACGGATCGGAGAGAACGAGCTGCCAGTTGGCCTTCCGCTGCGTCTCGAAGTCCGAGAGCACCGTCTTGAAGGTCGCATCCTGCGGGACAAGGTTCGCCTCGCAACTGAGCGTGCCGCCCTTCTTTAGTCCGGGAATGAACTCCTGATAGCCGCCTGTCGAATCAAGGTTTGTGACCTCGATAAGGTCCGCTTCCTGCGATGGCCCCTTGATCGACTTGATTTCCGCGATCTTGGAGAATGTTTCTGGCGAGCCTCCATCGCCTCTCTTCAACTGCGAACCGATTGCCGTTTTTGCGTTGCTTGCCACGAAATTTCTCCTCTCTCAGAATTGTGCGTGAATTACTGCTTGCGAAGAATCAGGTACTTGATTTCGGCCCCGCTGCTGTCGAGCCAGATGGTGCCATCGGACTGCTTCCATCCGGTCAGGTCGCCGAAATGGAAAAATGCGATTTCACCGGCGGCAAGGCTATAGCTCGCAATCGTGCCGAGGCGGCCGCGCTCATCGGGAAAGCTCGTCAGCGTAATGGTACGAGCAAGACTCGCGTGGGTGTTCTGAATCAGCAGGATGTCGCCGACGGCAGGCACGAAGGTATTGCCATTCGTGTTATCGGAGGCGACTGGCGCAAAGGTCAGGTCGCCCGGATTCACGGTGCCCGGATTCGGCCCCTTGATTGTCTTGTATGCTCCGGCTGCTAAAGCGGTTCTCGGCATTTCTCACCTCAAGTTTGAATTTGAGTCCGATAGATTTCGAGGTCCAAGTCCCATCGGTAGGAACCCGCAATCTCGTCATAGCCCTGGTCCCGCTGGTCGGCCACGTAAACCGAATCGATGACGATACCATCGAAAGTTCCCCGCACGCCGAGCGCGACAGACCGCACGGCATCGCTGAGGCGTCGCGCCGCAATCCACGTTTCGCCAAGGGAGGAATATTGAATACGCGCGATCTCCATGAACGGTGCGCCTTCGATGTCATATTCTTCCTGCGCACTCAGCCGCTGATAGAGCAAGAATGGGAATTGCGCCTTACCCGGTGCGACATCTGGCGCAATCCGGTCGCCGATGAGCGGCCCGAGATCGGTATCTGCCATCAGTCGCGCGCGCATCACTTCTTCGATGGTCATTGCCTCGCTCACAGCTTTGGTTTCGCCTTGCGCGCGACGCGCTCGATGGCATCTCCCAGCTCGTTGGCAAACGTCTGAATCGTCGACGCGGCCGAGGCGTCAAATTCGGGCTTCATGAAGGGGTGCGGAGTCTTGATTCTCACCGTGCCGAGTTCGACGAACTTCCCATAGAAGACCGACTGCTCTTTAGGCTTCAGTTGCAAACCGATGCTGACGATGATTGTTCCGCCGCGGACTCCATCGCCGATGAACTTCGAGCGGACCTGAATACCCTTCTTGAGCCTGCCGGTTTTCACCGGAGCCGATTGCTGGATTCTCTGCTGCATTCCACGCATGGCCTTGCGCGCCGCCGCGCCGAGAGCCTTCTTTGCCAAATCTTCCGGCAGCGCGAGCAGGTTCTTCTCAAGCTCGTCGAGTCCATCGACCGCGACTGCAATCTCTGGACCGACCGAGGAAAGCGCCATCTACGCAGCCTCTCCGCACATCAGTTCGAGCGTTTCATGCTTCCGATTGAGGTCGATCGCGGAGAGGATGTCGAGCACCCGGCCATCAACCAGAACCTGCATCGAAGCGTCGACGCCGGCGCCATCGAGATAGCGCATCCGCACGCGAGTCGTGACGGACGAAAACACCTGACGCGCCGTCACCAGCTCCTTGCCTTGCAACTGGACGACTTCCGCGTAGGCTTTAACGTGGACTTCCCACTCCGAACGCTGGCCAGCGGAGTCCGATTGCGCGACCGGGCGCTGAATGGTCACGAAGTCCTTGAGCTGGCCTGCCCTCATGTCGCGTCAACTGCGGGAAGCTCCTTCTGGAGCCAAGGAATCAGCGATAGCACCTTGTCAAACGCGCTGTCCGAGAACCAGCCGAGGATCCCGGCGATGGCGATGCGAGTCGCGGTGGTTTTCACGAAGCGCTCGATATCGAAAAGGTCCGGGTTATTCCAGATGAGCACGAAGGTCAGTGTCGTCAGAAAAAAGCGGCAAGCAATCGGTATCCAGCGCGTGCGGAAATAGGTGGCAAATGACCCGATGCCGTTGATCTTGCTGTGCACCGCGAGGTTGGCCGTCAGCAGGACGTGAAGGAACTGGCCGAGAAGATAGAGTAGCCACACGCCAAGACTTGTCAGCGCGGTCGTGCCCGAGAACATCAGCAGCGCTCTCATTGGGCTTGCTCCTTTTGTTGCTTGCCGGCGCCGCGAGCCGTGCGCTCGTCGATCCGCGCGGTCAGTTCTCGCAGCTCCGTCATATTTCGGCTGAGTTCGGCAAGCCGCTGCTCGATGGAGCCGAAACGCTGATTGACGTATTGCTCCATGTCGGCGCGTGAGATTGCCCCGCGCACATAGGTTGCCCACATGGCGGTGAGACTGAGAACGACGCCGCCGAGGAAGAGTGCGATGCTCTTCCAGATGCCGTTCACGGATTCCGTCACTTTCCGGCCGCCCCGATTCGCACGCCCGGCTTGAGCATTGCCGCGAGAAGCCCGGTGCTATTGGTGCAGGCGACGCCCGCAGCGTCACTGACGAAAAAATTGAAGGCGACGGAGGCGGCAGAGGAAGGGATGCCGCTTACAACGCCCGTCGATGGCGACAAAGACAAGCCCGTTGGAAGTGACGAACCTTGCGACAAATTCCAGCGATACGGAGCGGTCCCATTCTGGACCGAGAACTGGCTCGTGAGGGCCGCCGAGTATGCGACTTTCGCCACGGCGTTTGGGAGTGTCACCGGGATATTCTCGGCAAGCGCCGGTTGCGGGCAACTGACAGTCAGCGTGTGCGCGCTTCCCGCCGCAGACCCCAGAGACGCAGGAATCGTGTAGTCGATTTCCGTAGCCGAGACAAACGCAAATGTCGAGGCCGGCTGCGCTGTGCCGTCCACATTGACGATGCAGGAGCTCGAAAAACCGGTTCCGTTTATCGGCATCTTGGCGCCGGTGTAGATGTTGCCCTTCGCGGTCAGGCCGCCAAGCGAAGTCAGCACCGGCGCGGGAGGCGCAGCGAACGCGGTAAACGGCAATGAGTTGGACGTTTGACTCTGGGCCGCAGCGTGCGCTGCGCATGCAAACATCAGAAGAACCGTGGAAAATATTCTCA